TATTGATAAAGATAATTTAATTGTTGAGGATTTATATGTTTATGTTAGAACCGCTGGAACTAATGCTATAAATTACTTAATTGAAATGGAAAAATATTCAATTAATGATTGGCAAGGTGCATTATCTATGTCCAGAGATAGAGCTCAAGAGTAGATAATCATGAATGATGATGTTGAAAAGACATTGGCAGATCCTAAACATCCAATATGGAAAATAATGTTGGGACTTGTAGCTGTACTATCAGCTCTTTGGATGAATGGATCAGTTTAATCTAAATCTCTTCTGCATTGTTTACAATAAAATATAGGTCTACCTTGTACAATTCTAAAATAATCTGCTTTATTCATGCAGACACCACGACAATAAGTTGAAGCATTCCAAAATTCTAACATAATTATTCCTTCCTGTAATACAGACTATCTTCTGCTTGACTAAACTTTAGTATTTGTGCGGCATTATACCCACCTTCAGTCATCAAGTATTGCATTTGTTGTTCCAGGAATCGCCACCTGGACTTGTGGATGTTTAATTGAGTGATTAGTGCTTCATTTAATTCATTCATTGACTCCATCTGTGTCATACATTGGGAGATCTTCATTGATGCTTGTCTATTCTCTTTCCATTTACAGTAGATTCTGTAAGCATCTTCTGATAATGTAGCTGATATTAGGTGTGGCATAGTTATTCCTCCTCCATTCTTTGCTCTAGTGCCATTAAATCAAATTCTTTAGCACATTCTACATCACAAAAATCTACGGAATCAGGATACATCGCAAATCCTATCAATTCTTTTCCGCAATTAACACATATATCATTAACAAATTCATCCAACATCATATATCACCTTCGTCTATTTTGAATGCTTTGCATAGTATTGTATTCAATCTTTGTAGTGTCCATAGTATTTCTTCATCAAATTCGCCTGTCATGTAGTATTTCGCACATCTAATAAGTATATAATATTATTTAATTTTAGAAATTGATACAACCATGGCTAACTTCATAGGACAGACGGCCCCTTGTACCGTTCAGGCGGTGCGTGGCCTCCTAGCACCGGGGTCGGGCTAGGCAGAACGGATATAGTGAACAGTACCGCTTCGCGGCAAGGATAGGTCGGTAGTACGCCGAAATCCGGAAAAGAATGTTCATAAACCGTACATACAACCCACGGCCATGGCTAAAAGTGACTCATTTTTTATTAGAGCTAAAGTAACGACAAACGGTGGAACATATGTACCAGCAGAAATTGACCTCGGATCCTTTGTAAATCTAGGTGTTAGTAAATCTACATTACTAAGAATACACAATCTTTCTGTTCAATATGCAGATACAACAGGTCCAGAATACCCAATTTATTCTATCGCTGTACCTCCTGCTAAGGCTGCATGGCAATTAACAACACAAAGTCAAACTGCAATGGTTACAGCTGATGACAAAAGTTTGGTATCTTCTGGATCTCTTACTGCTTACGGTGATTCAACAGCTACTGCTCATCCTCAAGGTTTATTCCAAGTAGCAGACATGAATCCGCAAGCGTGGACTCAAGGATACCTGGTTGGAGTAGATTCATTATTCTTAGCTTGCGATACAGTAGGAACTTTTGCTTCTGGTGATATGGACATAAGCATAGTTATGGAATGCACACTAGAAAACGCAACACAAGCAAACAGCGTAGCATTAGCTCTTAGCCAACAGTGATTACAATGGTAAGTAAAAAAAACCAGGATCTAGTAGAGACTGCGCTTGAACAATTGATAGTTGCTGGTTTTCAATCCCGTGGAATGGAACCACAAGAAGCACAACTAGCAGGTAGAGCTACAATGATTGGTCTTGGTGTTGTAGACAAAGCAATAGGATCAGCGCAGAAAACACAAAGGGCAGTAGGTAGGACTGTTAAGAAAAGTGCTAAGCGAGAGCTTAACTCCTGGCAGAAGTATGTTAAAGCTAATAAGAACAAACACAAATACAAATCAGGCTCTAAAAAAGGACAAGTTAACTTCAAAGCATTGTCCAGGGCATTTAAGAAAACACCAGCAGGTAGGAGGAAGAAGAAATGAAGAAGATAGGATCATATACAGCTAGAGGGATTGTAACAGAAACAGAAACAGAAGCTGGTTTACCTCAAAAGATTCCTTTGTATGACGGAAAATTTACAACAGGGTATCGAGTAATTAATTTCAAGATATGGGCATCTACCTGGAACAGTTCTACACAACCTGATGCAATAGGAAAATTATCTAAAAATAATCTAGGAATAACTGGAGCTTCTAATTTTATGAGAGCAGATGATGATAACCAAATTGCCTGGGCAACAACTAACGGAGGATCAGATACTGGAGGTACATTTGCAGAAAGTATTATTGATAAAGATAATTTAATTGTTGAGGATTTATATGTTTATGTTAGAACCGCTGGAACTAATGCTATAAATTACTTAATTGAAATGGAA